GTTAATACCTAGTTCATAATTTTAGGATATAATATAGACAGTGAAAGGAATACACCTCAAGAGAAAGGACAACACCATGAAAGGTTACGACGATTTAACCGGACTGTTTAAAACACGCTACTATGCCAAAAAATATGCAAAAGGCGATGAAGTAGTTGTAAAAGTGGAAGGTGGTTATACAGTAATGACTGCCGATTATTACAACACATGGAAGAAACAAAAGTGAAAGGAGAAGTCAAAATGAAAAGCTATAACGTGCACGTTTACAACACCCGTGATAATTTCCATGACGATTATATGGTTAGAGCCAATGACCCGGTAGACGCCCGGGGCGTGGCGGTTCAGCGGCTGATTGATGAAACCGGGGACGGTTTGGACGTTTGGGAAATTATAGATGTATCTGAAATTCCCGACTGGGTTTCTAAGTGCGCTGATGCTATCCGTGAAAACGCGGTTGAGTGGTAAGAAAGGAGTTAACAAATGATTAAATACATCAACATTTCCAATTTTGACACGGTGGAAAACCGGGTGCTGTCACACCCGGATATACCATACGAAACAAACGACTTTGTTTATTGGCTGGACTACTGCGGCGAATGCGCGGCGCTCAAGCGCAAGGCCAAAGACAATAGTTCAGGTCACACAAAAGGCAAAGTTGAAAAAGTTGCGTACTACAATAAGGAGGATTTAGAGTAATGAGAATGTTACATTTGTATGAACTGGACTGGACGGACAAACAGGCAGTTAATGTTGGTCAGATGAAAGACGGCGAACGTGTTCGCCTGAGTGGCTACAAGGTCATTGCCGCAACGAAACAGGCGTACAGCAACGCGGGTATTCGCAACCTGTACAACTATCTGAGAGCAAACGGCAACAGGCCGTATATGACGGAACTTTCCAACGGCGATATCCGCATTCAGTATTTCAATAAGAAAGGGGTGCGATAACATGAAAGTGTATATTTACGAATACAAAACTTGTTCGCCGTCAAGAGCACATCACACAAATATGTTTAAAGATGGGTTTGCATGGTGTAGAACGGCAGGCATAAAGCAGATGAACAAACTTGAATTTGACAAGTATATTAAATACATTAAAGCAACAAAGCAAAGTGCAAAATTTTCACGACTTCAAGACGGGTCTTTCCGTGTAAGATATTTTGATATGAGAGGTGCAAAATGAAGAAAGCCAAAACGCAAACCGGGCTGGTGCGGGGCAAGCCCGGGGGCGAAACAGCCCGTAAAAAGACGGGTGGCGCGTCCAACAAGAAAGCCGCCAAACAGCGGAAAGCCGCTAAGATTAAAGAGAAGAAAGAGACCAAAGCAAAGCGTAAACAGGGCGGCAAGGGTCGCCCCTTTCGCGCTAAACCATGGGCAGATTATGCAAAAGGCGAAAAGCCCACAAAGGCATACACAACCGATGAATTGCGCAGTATCGTTAACCGCGCCGCAAAGGCGGCAAATAATCGTTTAAGAGCACTGGAAAAGGCCGGATACACAAAATCCGCATACCAGCGCGCGGCACGTCAGACGGGTAAGGATATTCCGCGATATCGGGAAAAAGTAGCAAGTGCATCCCGACAGGAGCTAGAAAAAGAATTTGCACAACTCCGCGATTTCATTACCGCGCCAACGTCTACTGTTGGCGGCGTGCGGGAGTATCAAGAGCGTTTGACAAAAGCCGCGCAAGTGGCGGGTTTTAAAGGTGACTTTGCAAACCTGTCCGCACTGTTTGAAAAATATATGTCTGCTGAATGGGAAAACCTTCTTGGGTCAGATATCATCTATGAAGAAATCATGTCAGGCCGCGCCGCTGATGGCTCGCTCGAGGATATCCGGCAACAACGAACGCAACAACAAAGACTAGGTCAGATGGTAGAAAGTGACCGAAAAGAGGGCGCGGCGCTCTTGCAGTCATTACGCAAGCACGGTAAAAAGAGGAATCAATAATGCGTTACAGTCAGGATTTACCCATTGCCGAAAATATAGCGGAATTTTTGCCGATGCTCAAGCGTCCCAAAACAGTTACAAAAGGCCGCAAAAAGCTTAACAGCGGTGAGCGCAAGTATTTTGGTAAAAAGTATCTTGACATAACTTGCACGTTTGATATCGAAACAACTAATAGCGACGCGGACGGGTTTGCATACAGTTTTCAAACCTGCGTTGGCGGCGCGGTGGTAGTCCCGCGATATTTTGAGGACTGGGCACAAATTATGGAAAAGCTTGTTGATAAATGGCATATCAGCGAAAAGAACAGGCTTGTTGTGTATGTGCATAATCTGGGTTATGAGTATACATATTTAATCCAGATGTTGTGTGACCGCTGGGGCGATTGCAAAGCACTGTATACAAAAAGCCGCAAACCCCTATATCTTGAGTTTGATAACGGAATCGAGTTTAGGGACAGTTTGAAATTGTTTCAAAAATCCCTTGCCCGTGCAACTGAGGGATGCACACACGCAAAACTAAAAGGGGACTTGGATTATACCATATATCGCACCCCTGATACTGCATTAGATGATACTGAATTTTCATATTGCGTTAATGATGTGCTAGGCTTATTTGAAGCAATCGAACGTTTGAAAAAAGAACGCGGCTATAATGCCGCGTCAATCCCCCTTACTAATACAGGCATGGTAATTCAGGCGGTCAATTCTGAGATATCCCATGACCAAAACTGTCGCCGTCGGATGGATGCACTCAAGTTGAACGCACGGCAAATGCGTCTGTGTTATAAGGCAATGGCAGGCGGCGACACGCACGGCACGCGTTGGCGTGCGGGGCGCACCTATACAGATTGCAACAGCTACGATTTTAAAAGCGCTCATCCGTCGCAACAATTGTTGTGGAAATTCCCGGCGGGGCATCCCATTGACTTACCGGACGAAACGTCCATAGAGGATATGGAAAATCTGATTGATAACGGATTCGGATGGGTCGCAAAGATATTGCTAGTCAATCCAGAAATAAAACCTGAATGCCCCGACCCTGTAATTAGTGTCAGCAAGTGCGCCGCGATTGAAGGAGAACGCGGTGTAGACAATGGGCGCTTGCTTGGTGCGGATGGTATTTATCTATACTGTGATTCCAATGATTGGCAACGCATTAGAGAGGCATATACATTTGATAACATGGTTGCAATGGAAAGTATTTGCTTTCGTCTTGCGTATCTGCCAACGTCCTTTCGAAAAGCCATTTTTGAGAAGTTCCGTGTTAAAGAGACGATGAAGGGAACCCCCGATTATATGTTTAGCAAAATCTGTGTCAATACCATTTTCGGCGCGTGTGCACAAAAAACAATTCGCGATGAATACGCCGCAGAAATCGGTGACGATATCGAATTTACGCGCACGGATTGGGAGACAAATCTGGACAGCAAAACCCCGGACGAGGTTGCCAAAAGTCAAGACAATAAATTTCCGTTTTTGTGGGGTTTGTGGACGGCATCCCTTACCCGTCTCAAGTTGTGGCAACTATTAAAAATAGTTGGTTGGGAAAATGTCATTTACTGGGATACGGACAGCTGTAAATTTCAGGGCGCAAAGTGTCCCGGTGTAGAACTTTACAACAATGAAGTAAGACGCCAGTGTGTAGACCGTGAATGCGTGGTAGAGCGCAAAGACGGAAAGAAAATCTTTATCGGTATTGCAGAGGATGAACACCCGCAAGCAGATTATGGATACAAGGAATTTAGATTTTTGCACGCAAAATGCTATGCCGCGCGTACTTGTGATAACGTGCTAGAAAGCACAATCGCGGGTGTAGGAAAGAAAGAAGGTGTAGCCGCCCTTAAAGATAATATCAATAACCTGAACGACTTTCTAATTATTGAAGATGCGGGCGGGCAGATGTTGACCTATCACAACAGCCCGATAAAGCATCGCACGGACTTTGCAAAACCGTCTGTCTCCGCGTCATGGGTCGTTATGACCCCGCGCCGATATGAGGTCAACGGCAAATTACCGGATTTTGAGGAAACAAGGACGGGTTAATGTTCCATGTGGAACATAGAAAAAGCGCCCCGCTTTCGCGGGGCGCTATGTTTGATTGGTATTACTCGATAACAACAAACGCGGAAGTCGAATATACCAGATAGGGGGTATTTGCGGCAATGGTTGCCGAAAGCTGGAACCCAACGTTTACATGATAAGGATTGGAAGAATCGCACGTTGCAAAGACGGTAATACTACCGTTGTCTACGGATTGCACCGAACCGTCACGGAGGTTAACAATATAGAACCCCAACCCACCGGCCAGACGCGCCGTCAACTTGTGGGTCTGACTGTGAAGCCAAGGGAGGTCGATATAAGCTACAGCATACGAGGTACCTACACTCGAGTAGATAGCACTCGAAATGCTGATTCTGTCGAACAAATACGGCAGAATATCGGGTGCAACGGCTTTAAGAGCCGCAATTTTTGCATCCTGTGCGGCCTGCCCTGCGTCGTATCTTTCCTTCGTAACCAGAGACGACACGTCAGGAATGGCGCTCTTGTCGGCTTTATCGTTTTCCAGTTTCTGCTCTGCGGCCTTGGCGCGGGCGGCTTCCGTCGTTGCAAGTGCCCGTGCTTCAGTGTCCACCCCAACGGGGATAAGCTCCACAATAGAGCCGTCATCCTGTTTGTTTTTAAAAGTACCGTTAGGCATATTAAAACTCCTTTCTTAAAGTGTCAGACCTGTTAAATCAGGTCGCAGAGGTATCAAACCACCAGTCACGCGCCTTAAGCGCGGCAGGTTCGGTGGCAGAGATGTAAAGCTGGGGCGGGTTGTGAGCGCCGCTTTCCAGCGTTTTCACGCGGGTATCCAGTGCGGTGTCAGCGGCTTTACGGTCGGACGTTTCCTTGGCGATGGCGGCGGTGTTCGCGGCAATGTCCTTTTTGGCCTGTGCCACGTCCCCGGTAAGCGTGGTGATAGTGGTATCAGTAGACCCGCCCTTTGTTTCAAGGGTATCCAGCCGCGTGCCGTGGTCGGCAATGTCGTGGGTGTTCTGGGTCACGTTCGCGTCGATAGTGTCAACGCGGCTCGACAGAGTGGCAACGCTTTCAGCAGTAGCCGCGCCCTCAACATTTGCAACCTTGGTTTTCGGGAAAAGCACGGCAATATCGCCGTTCTCCTGCTTGTACTTCCAAGTACCGTCATAGTTGTTAGTCATAATAGTGCTCCTTTCTTTTGTTAGGAAATATCAAACCACAGGTCTTTACCATTAAAGGCTTCAGGCTCGGTGGCGGCGACGTAAATAGAGGATTTGGTAGCGATAAGCTTACCGTTCGCCGTCTCGGCGGCTTTTGCCCGTTTGACTTCTTCGGTCAGCGCGGTATTGGTAGCGTCGGTTTTGGTATCCAGCCCATCAAGCCGTTTTTCTGCGGCCGTGGTGCGTTTTTCCAGAGCATCGATTCGCCCATCTTGCCGTGCGTCGTTTTCCTGAACGTGCGCGATTGCATCCCGGTTGGATTCAATCTTTGCTTCGTCCTCGGTCAGGTCGGAACGCAGAGACGAAATATCACTACGGTTTGCCGCAATCTCCTTGTGCTGGGAAGTCAACCGGGCTTCATGGTCTTTCAGCTGTTCGGCATGGTTTGCCAGTTCCCGGGCATTGACTGCGATGTTTGCGGCATTGTCCTGAATGTTCTTGACGGTTTTAGCGATATCTGCCGTGTTCTGAGCGATGCTTGCATCATGGCTTTTAAGTTTGATATCAAAGCCATCCAGACGGGCATCCTGTGCAGTGTCCTTTGCCTGAAGGGCGGCGATGTCGTTATCGTTGCTGGTAATCTGCCTCTGCAAATCCTCGTCCTTGGCATGAAGGTTTGCAAGTTCGGTGGTATGCTGTGCGGTGGTTGTCTGCAAGCTGTCAATTTCCGTTTCGGCAGTTGCGACACGCTCCGCAAGGTTATCAACACGCGCGTCATTCTTGGCAACGGTGTTTTTCATCTCGGCGTTATCTTTGTCGTACTGCTCAATTTTTTTCCGAAACTCGGCGTTGTCGGACGCAAAGCCCGTAACCTGAGACGACAGGTCTTTTACCTCGGTGCGGTACTGCTCCACCTGTGCGTTATAAGCGCCAGTCTTTGCCCAATATCGTTCGTTGGTGATGTCGATACCGGGGGCAACGTTGCAACGGCTGGTATAGCTCTCGTTGGCATGGGTAACGACGGTCAACGATTCGTAGCTTTTGTTAATATCCCATTCCAGCGGGTCGGCAAAAATCGGCACATACCGACTACCGATATACTGAGATGGGGGGCACTCCGGCCTGATAGGCGGGCGCGGCGGTCTGGGCGGGCACGGCGGGTGCGGGTCACAACTGCCGGGTGCAAAAGGTGCCGGTTCAATGGGGTAAGGGTGACAGTGCTTGTCTTTACAACTCATATTTTAACAACTCCTTTCTTAGTATGTGATGATAAGATGTCCATACTCCGGTTCAGTGATATCAGTGCCGGTATTAAAGGTCAACCACCCCCAATTTGCGGGGACGTATGCACAGAAATGACCGTCGGGGGTCAGGCCGAACCATACAAAGTGTACCATCTCGCAGACCATGGCAGGCAAATTCTTGTCTGCCCATTCCAGAAACTTCTCATTTTCAAAGTCTCCGGCATCCAGTCGTGCGTTGATACATTTCTGGGCGGCGGCAAGGTCAGCCATGGCAGAGTTAAGCGCGGTCACGTTGCCGCCCTGCGCTTCCTGTCCTTTTGCCAGTCCCTGAACTAGGGCGGTCAGGCTCTGCACCTGAGATACCAACCACCGCAAATCATACATTGCGGGGTCACCGGGGGTATAGCCCGGGTTTGCACAGAACGGATAATCCATAATTACCCCCTCACTTTCTGCGGTTCAGGCTTGCCATATATGCGTCAGCCTGCAAAGCCCCCTGTGTGAAACTGTTGTTCTTCCACCACGCCCACAGCGCGGCGGCAGTCGTGATACCGGCAGTGATGAACTGCTCCAGCGTCTCATTATTGATAGGTAACGGGGACTTGCCCGCCGCGCTCAAGCACTGGTTAATCAGTGCCAGCATGAGAACAAAAGTCCTTGCAACGGTTTCCGGTTTGATGTGAAGTTTCATATCTACTTGCTCCTTTCTTCTAAATCATCAATTCTGTGATTTGCCACTTTTATCTGTTCTTCCAGCACGGGGACGCGCTGGGCAAAGTGATTATGCTCACGGACTTCCCGGGTCAGTTCATCCAACCGCGTTTCCGTCACCGCTTGGGACTTGCTATTGGCAATCAACACTCCTACCAGTGTAACAGCACCCGAAATGACCGCGCACAAAATCTCTGTATACATAATATACCACTCCTTTTAGTAAACGTCAAGACAGAAAGTTCTGTGGAAAGAATCTGCAATGACCTGATAGATATTAAACAGGACGCTTTCACGTTCTGCTTCAATCATCTGTTGGGTAGTAGTGACGCCAATATTACCGCCCTTTGTGTATTCATGGGTCATAACTACCGTTTCGGTTTCCTTGCCCGTAGTCATGCCGTGTGCGTGTTCATCGTGGGCGTTAACTGCCGTTTCTTGAGCCGTTCCCCGGTCGGCGTTCTGCCGCTCTGTGTGCCCGTGCCCGTCTGTGCTTCCCGTGTCTCCATGTGTGCCGTGGGTTCTGCCGATAGTATCCGATGTGGTAGCCTGCTTATCGGTCACATCTTCCGTGGTTCCGTCGGTCTGTGTGCCGGTGGTATCTTCCTTTTCTGTCCAATTGGTTTTCCGGGTTTCGTCGCTTGTGCCCTCTTCATGGGTCGTGGTGTTGGTCTGGTCGTAAGGCTGATACTCCGCTTCATTTTCTGCCGAAACGTCGTTAATGACTTTACTTGTACCGTCCTTTACAGTTTTGATTTTATCGGTCATGGTTTCATCGTGCACCGTGTTCCGGTTTCCGGTGGTTAGGCGGTTAAAACTACCAACGGTATTTCTGGTTTCGTCTGCGGTGGTTTCGCCGTGCCCGGCAGTGTTGTCGGTGGTATAGCCTTTATCCTTGGTGTGTTCGTGATACAGATTTCCGGTGGTCTCCATCTGGTGGCGGTCGTCTGCGTGCTGTTTCTGGTCATGTGCGCCGCCCTGTGAATGCTGGGTAGTCTGTTCGGATGTATCCCGGGTTGTTTCGGTGGTATCCCGGGCGCGTTCGCTCATGTCAGTGTTCCAGATAGGGTTATATTCTAACTGGGTCGTTGCAAAGAGTTTTTTCCAGATGGGCAAATTTTCCCTGCTCCACCAATACAGCTCTTGCTTCATCCAAAACGGGTCGGGATGATAAAGCGGAGCAAGGCCGTGTGCCCTGCGGATAGCGGCAATAACGCCGCTTTTTTCCACTCCGTCCGGCACAACCATGTTTGCAAACAAGTCCCGGTCAACCATTAACATTGATTCCAGATTGCAACCGCCTACTAACTCATTTACCAGCATTATTTTGCACCTCGCTTTCCTGTGCACTATTTTGCAATTCCGTTAAATCGGGTTCAACTATCGTGAAATCAATATTCGTGCCATACATTTTATTTACAATATCAAGAGACTTTTCCAGCGTAATTCTCCACACTTCCCGGCGATTGAACGTCTCCGCGTCAGCGGCTTTACTCTCCTGTACCACCATGCGTTCTTTTTTGTTCGGCTGGACTGATACTCCCAATTCTCGGTAGAAGTCGCACAAAATGTTTCGCCGATATTCCATCAAATCAGGCAATATAAAATTTTTGGACAAATCACGGTCAAACTGCATAATGGGCAGTTCGTAAGATTCATCTTTGCCCCCCGCACCGATGGACTTTTTCAAATCCGCGTTGACGATGATAGCGGGTTCACCGTTTGCCAGTTTATTAAACAGCATTTCAAGAGACCGCTTTTGCTTGTCGTCCTTGGCAAACGCACCGTATGCAAACCGGGAATTTAGCGCGGATTGCCGGATTGCAATTTCTGCCAACTGCATCTCGCGTGCGTACTTTAAAATAATGTCCCACGCGCCGCGATAATCCGGGGTCAGTTTGATAACACCGCATTCCCTGCCGATTTCCAGAGGGCGGGGAAAATTGAAAAACGGGGTAGAAATCTGCATACCGCGCGGTTGAAATTGCAGACCGTATCCGGTCGGAACTCCCGGTTGAACCACAACGCCGTATTTTTTGGACTGGAATACAACCGCGTACCCCATCCGGAACAACTGATACATAAAAGCGTCATAATCCCACGCAATTTGCCCTTCTCCGGATTCTGGTAAACCGGTGAACTCAAACATACCGCGCATACGCTGAAAGAAAGAACGCTCCCAATAGGTCAGTGTATCTGTAGAAAATGTGCGGTCAAAATTACCGCACGGCATGGGAGTGCAATCATAGTGCCCATCATAACACTGATACATTTATTTTCATCTCCTTTACTCGATAAATACGCCTGAATCCATTGCCGCGTTAATATATGCAATTTCATCCGGTTTAGCCCCCTTAGGTTGACAACTGAATCCGCGTGTTTTGCAGTATCCATTCGCAGGGGTCGATACACGCATGACCGGATAACCGTATAATCCCTGATACCCTGCATCGTCAATGGGTGGATAGTACAACAATGTTAGCTTTGCCTTAAGCGGCAAATATACCTGTGATGCACCGCCCAAAGTTCCAACAGTTTGGTTTACAGCGCTGATAGTCTGCCGTACTCCCTCGCCCAACTGCGCCGCACCGGTTGCCACTGCTCCCAAACCGGAAACGCCGCCAGCAATCGCCGCGCCGATACCACCGCCAAACGTCAGCGCGCCGCCTACTGCGGTTGCAATGCCGGACAGTGACTTGATAGGGTCGATGTTTGATGTACCGATACCATACGGCGCGGAAATGTTGGTAGAACCGGTATAAATGGTATAATCTCCACACTGTACTTTAACGGTAACACCACCGTCAATAAAGCTAAACGCCGTGATAACGGTAATAAAGCTTGCGTTGTTACATTGGTCAACCGGAATACCAATAACGCCAATGAATGGTACGTACAGCTGTATCTGACAATTCAACCGTTTCCAGTCGTCGGCCGGCCACGGAATAGGAATAACAATAACGTGCACCTTGTTAGAGTTTGCGGACACTACAGGAGCAGTAATGCCGGTTTCAAACTGCCCTAGAGTAATAAGCCCGCCACCAGTTCCAACCTCTGAGGGGTCAACAGGTATCCAGATGCAAGAGCGGATATTCTCGGTTGCGTTGCCGCCAAAAACAAGTTTATTCATAAACTCGGGGAGTGCCACTTCCCATCTTACCATAGCGGTAGTTTCTGCCTTCCATGTGGTAGAAATAACAGCCAGCAAAGAAGTCATCTGAGCTTTAGATAAGGCATAGGCCTGTAAACCGCTTTTACCAACGGCAGAAAGAATATATACTCCCTGCGCGTTAATAGTACCCGGACAGGTATCTACTTCAAGACTTGTCACGGTCGGCTTCATTGCCACGTTCTGCCGGGTATCCTGTAAACGATACTGTGCACCGCTTGCGTCGCTGTTAAAACCGTATTCTATGAACGCCTTGGTTTTTAAAATCTCGCTCCGATATGTCGCCAGAGGGTCAAGTTCCAGCGTGAATTGCCAGATGTTCGCGGTTCCGCGTCCATATACACCCACTGAGATATCACGTATCCAATAGTAACTTTCCGTTTCCTCGCAGTGGCAGTAATTCCATTGCGGGGAGATGTTAAGACTGTTCAAGTTTACAAAAATAACCGGGTTTTCCATGCTGGTTACTTTCTTAAAGTCGCACCGTTCTTCATCCTTCAATACCGTGTAATCAAAAATTTTAGTGCTGTTTGTTCGTTTCTGAACGTTTCCAAAATGGAAATGATATCCATGCTTTACAGTAGGTTCAGGGACTGCCCCCCGAAATTCTCCGCGTGCCATTAGTGCACCTTCCTTTCTATAAAGAAAAGGCCGGCCTTTTACGGTCGGCCTTTATCGGCTTGTTACGGCTGTGCGCCCTCGTCTGCCATGTAGAAAAGCACGGCGTTTTCGGTCGGGTCTTGCATGTAGTTCATCTTCCAGTGGTGTTCCGTGTTATAGTATTCGCCGCTGATGTTAAACGGGGTCGTGTAAACGCTATCCTGCCGGTAAGCGGTAGCCAGTGCACGGCGGTCATACAACAGACCAACGACGAAATCCAGATGCACGGGCTTGCCCACTTCCTGTTTTGCAGTGTTCACGTTAAACTGTGCAGGAGTGACCGACACGGCAGACCGGTCGTTGATGTTCTGCCAGAACTGCACACCCTCGTAGTTACCAAACGACAGGTAACCCGGGCCGAAAATCGCCGGATAAACCCACGCCTTGGCGTCGTTGATAAGGGGCTGATACAGCAAAAGCTTTTGCTCGCTCTTGGGCGTGTGCCGGAACAAATGCAGGGTGTTGCCGTTGTCGTCGGTACACAGCGGGGTCAAGTGGTAAAGTTCACTGGATTCTTCCAACAGGCCGGTCAGCGTCTCCATGTAGGACACAAAGAAAGACAAAAACTCTTGCAGATGGACGGTCAGCAGGTCGTGGGTGGTGTACGCCGTACCGCGTGCCATGTTGAACTGCTCGACAAGGTTTACTTTCTGCCCGGGCTTGCCCGTGTTGTACAAACTGCCGATAAAGTTCATGACAACGGCGCGGTTCTCGGCGGTTTTCCATCGTGCAACGTCGTTGCCAATTTCAACCATCATGCCGTTGAGGAATACGGAAAACTCGCCCTCACTCTGGAAAGCGGTTTTCAGCTGTTCCCGGAAAGTGGTATACCGCTGGTTCAGGGGGCTTTCTCCGGTATAGTACATTTCCAGCGGATACCGTTTCTTGATTTTGTACATATCGACGCTGTTACCATCCCGCAAGGTGTTGGGGTTCTGGGCAGTGTTGATAAACTTGGTTTCGTCAAACTCGCCGCTGAAAAAAGCGATTTTGCGAATGAACAACCCCCACTCCTGAGAAGTTGCTTCAATGCTGGTAAAGCGCCCCGAATAGGGACGAACTGCAATGATAGTGCGGGCAACCATGTTAGAAAGCGCCTGCAAGGTGCCTTCTTTGCTCTGGTCAAGGCACATCTGCCCGACGTTGACGAAAGAACTGGTATCAACAGCAGTGATTGCCGGGGTCTGCCCGGTTACTTCCTTTACCAGCGCGTTTGCGATAGTATAGATATCCTGCGGGCGAAAAACACCCATGCCCGCTTTAGCGGGAATATTGGGATTTGCCATTACTTATTCACTCCTTTGCTAAAGTCCGGCATCTCGGTGCCGGTCTGTTGGGGCTGGTAGGCACCCAAAATGATATCTTCAACACTGGTTACAGGGGCAGGGTTGCCCACCGTGCCAGCGGACGGAACAGAAAGCGCAGATACCTTGGCAGACAGGTCAGCCAGACCGGCAACCAGCGCACCATAATCAGGCGCGGCGGGTGCGCTGGTCTGCGCCGCCGGAACGGCGACGGAATCTGCCTGCGGCGGGATAACAGGCGCGGACTGTTGCGCAACGGGTGCAGGCATAGTCTGCACGGGAGTGCTGGGCTGTGCGCCCATCAATGCGGCAATGTCAGTTTTGGTAAAGCCCATCTTGCCCAACATGATAACGTCATTGATAGTAAGTGCCATAATTAGTATGCTCCTTTCCAGCGTGCGCAACCCTTGCGCACGTCAACGTGTGTAAAAGTCGAATAGATACCGATACCACCGGAACTACCCAAAAAGCATTCTGCAATCTGGGCAACCTTGGCGGGGGTAACACCAACAATTCTGATATCTGCGGCCTTGCCCTGAACGTGTTGCGAATTTCTCGCCGCGTTTTTGATAGTGGCATTGTATGCCGCACTTCGGTATCCGCTGTTGATGATAACGGGTTTGCCGGTATATTTTCTGATGTTTTCCAGCAGTTCCACCAGCCGTTCATCTATCAATACAAGGTCTGCGCGGTCATTCTTGCTGTGAAACTCTTTCACTTTAAAATGCACAGAAACGTTTTTGTCTTTATCTGCGCTATATGAAAATGTGAGCATTACGTTCACCTCATTTCTTAAAACGCGGGAGTGTGCAAGCAAAGAATGCAACCCCACGCCCTTCCGGGGCGCTTTGCTTTTGGGGTCTCCCGCTACTTATTATTATACAGTATTAATCCTGAATGTCAAGATATTGCTTTATCTTTATCAAAGATGGAACGTCGGATACCCATACTTGATTTAATACAAGCATGGTCTGAAAATATGGATGCGCCAGCCTGAAAGCCTGTTTACCCGCGTTGGTATCAGGATAAATTTCCCGGGACTGGTGCGGGGATTGACACAGATAATAGTGGTTTCCGTCATACTGATAACAATACAACCCCGCAACCTGAAATTCCGGTTTCATGCCGCGCAAATTCATAGGCCGGACTTGTTCAAGATTGTTATATGCAAACTTATTCTCCATTGCCATCTGATAGAATTTGCTGTCCGGGTTTTTCATCATGTGCCGCATGAACGCAGTGTTTGCACGCTTACCGGAAACAACCGTGCTTTTTGGCATTCCGATGAAAACACCGGAACTTGTAACCGTCCATTCTTTGCCCGTCCTCGCAAGTTTTGCAATTTCATCCACGACACCCAATTCAACAAGAATAGGAGACGCAATATCAAATGCGTTTGCAAGTAACCAAATTCTGAGAGGTGGATACCCCTCTAACTCTCTGTTGCCGTTTATGGTAACATATGCGTTTAGCACAGCATCGCCCTCGGCCTTGCGTTTCATAACAATTCGTTCGGGGATAAATTCATCAAATACCACGTCCTCAAACTGCGAACCGTTAAAACCGCGAATATTTGCAATACTAGGCAAGGTCATACCAATGCCGTATTTTTCAATGCACTTTGTTGGCTTACCGTCCTCGTCATATTCGAATTTACCAACGGAATAAGTAACTTTACCACTTTTAACAATATCCGCGTCAAATCCTGCTTTTTTCAATGGCAAGAATGGGTTTAAATCGGGGTCGGATGTGATAGCGTCAAACTCTGTTGTTGTGCGCCTGAGATACAGAAAGTGCCGGTTGTTCTCAAGCATATATTTAAGTGTGCCGTAGGTCTTACCAACTTGCCGCTTACCTATCAGGATGTTACACCAACAACCCAAACGGGCGACAGCTGGAATATTTATCCAGCCGCCGCCCTCGTAAAGGTCAAGCGGCGTTTCGCTCCGCTTGCTCATATTCGTTATACCTCGTAACGGGTTTTAAAGTCCCGCTTTTCGCCCGTGCCGGTAAAGTGGTCAAGCACGGTTTTAATAACGCGCTGTTCGTCTGCTTCAGACAGATACACCATAAAACGGTCGTGATACTGCCCGTCCTTGCCCTTAACCTGCGGGGTGCTGATGAAGTAACCGCCAGCTTTTTTCTCCACAAGACGCATATCCCGCAAAGAAGCACCGGGAATGTTCAGAGTGAACACAATGCAAGTATCACTCATCTGATATGCGGCCTGAATGGTCGCCCCGGTAAGGTTCAGGGTCGGACGGTCGTTAACTTCGGGTGCGGGAACAGTGGTGTTTTTCTTGATAGCCATAATACATATCTCCTTTGTTACTTATCGCATACGCTTAGAAAATCCAGCGCAACAGGAACTGCTTTGCAGTAGAATCACCGTTAGTAGGAAAAAGCGCGGTCGGGGATTGATTGGTGAAAATCGTGGCGATGTGATGCCGCTGTGCTTCCAGTTCGGCAACAATCTGTTCCATGGTTTTACCACCATGATTGCAGGGGTTCCACTGCGGGGAGTACGGGAAACCGCGCCGTGCCGCTTCTTCAAACGCACGGATGGGCAGGGGGTCAAGCCTGCCAACCCCGGTAACCACATTCAACACGTTGCCGTCTTTATCGTACACAATGCCGTAAATATTCTGTGCGGCATCCTCATACAACATAACGTGTGAAACGTTGGTCGGGGTGGTGCAGGCACCGGTACAGGTACAGGGGTCAGTCATTGCTAACACCTGCACTTTCTGCCGGGATATCAACGTAACGCGAAATGGTATCATCCCATGCCATATTAGCACCGGACTGTGCGCACACCTCGGTGAAAATAACCTCAGGGGTTACATCCTCATAGGCAACTTCCAGCTCACACCGCTTCACGGTCGTGTTGAGGACGCGCACGCCCTTCGACGCCTTAACGATATCGGCGCACATTTTACGGCTTGCCGTGTCGAGAAAAACGATATCGTTAACCTCTCGACCTTTAACAGCAGTAACAACAACATATGGGATTTTAATTTTCATGTGAACTACTCCTTTACAATTGTATTGCATCCAGTTTGTTTACAAGAAGCTTTTCCTTGCAAAATTATAATACCATAACGCACGGATA